TGTCTTGGGCTACCTTAATCCATTGAATAAAGGTATCCGTGTCCATATTCCCGTTAACTGCGGTAAATCGTACTAAATCGTCACGTGTTATTAATAATGCTTCTGCCATTATTTAAATCTTTTATTTGTTGGTAAAAATCCATTGTAGGGCATATCTACGGGGCGTTGTGCTACCTTCTTGTCGTTTTTAATAACGTAGCCTAATTTTTCGGCTTTTGCACCTGCTATTACTTTAGCATTAGGCGAATTTACATCGATTCCCGTACCTTCAAAACTTGCGTAAACTTGTTTATTCCATCTGTGGTGGCAATTCCCGCCACCCTTGTAGAACCATATTGAATAGGTGTTAGTTCCTCGCGGTCCCCAACCTTCGTTAACTACTTGAGTGGACATTCTTTCAATGTCTTCTTTTCGATAAATCTTATTTGCGGCTATCATTTTTTTACAGAACTCCCGACTTTTTGCCGTTGTAACTCCTGCATAAACGTAACGTGTAATAAACTTAATACCGTCTATTACGTCGTCTTGTTTACTCTTTGAGTTTGGAAACGCTACGCCCGTGGAAACTATCTTTTTAGCTTTTTCAAATAGTGTTTTTTTACGCTCTTTAAATAGTTCGTTTTCCGCTTCGTCCGTGTCGTAGTCTAATTCGTATTCGTCTACTAATAACCATTCGGGGTTAGGGTCTTCGCCAAGTTCAATTAACGCCGTAGCTACTTCGTTGTCTAAGTTGGATTCTCCTTTTTCACTTGACAATAAGGCGGGGTCTAAATCGCTTCCACCACTTTCGGGCGGTAAACCAACTATACTTCGTATTTCGTTCGGTGTTAACGTTTCTATTACTTTGTTAGCAACCAATGGTGAAAGGTTATTAATAGAATCTAATAATTGTTTTGTGTTTACGTCTCCCGTTAATTTTCCTTGTGAATCTAACGGGTTAAGTTGACCAAAGCCAAGGTTTAAACTAATTCCGTTATATGCTAAAATGCGGTCGAAAGATTCTAATATTTCGTTTTGCATTGGCGTAATAACCATATTTTCAAAAAGAATAATAGAGTTTCTTAATTCATCGGCGTTAGAACTAAAGCCATTTGCCGAAGCAATACCAAATATTAGTGGGCTTGTTACGTTATGTCCTAACATTATTTTTCGTAAGCATTCCTCGGAAAGGTAAGTATAATGGTCGGGCGCATCGTTTAAAGGTATGTCGTCAATTGTAGTTTTAGATTCCGCGTTTTGATTGAAGGCAACTATTACTTTTTCGCCTTTCGAACCCGTTAACTTATTCATAACCTTTTGGGCTATGAAGTCTTGTTGTTCTTCGCTTGGGACTCCGTTGTTAAAGTTAATTACTTTAGTTCCGCTGAAGCCGTGTTGTACCTCGTTAATAAGGTAGTCGGAAACTTCTTCTTCTAAAACTGCGTAAGGTATCGCGCCTTGGTAGTCGGGGTAGGCATAGTATTTCATCCCAACCCCGTAAGGCTTAACAAACATTATTTCTACTTTCTCCTTTGAGAATCCAAAGGCGGGTAGCCTTTTAGGTTCGTATTTTCGTGTGTCTTCCCAATTATCCGAGTAATAATAACCCGTAATTTCGCCTTTGTCGTTACATTTTTCTGCGCGTAATAGGTTCACGGGTATATGGTAAGCCTTTAGTATTTTGTCGTGCTTGTCGTTATAGTGTACTTGAATAGCAAATTGACCAAATAACTTTCTATCAAAGACCATTTTTCTAACGCAATCGGTAGAAAACAAAGTCATCATTTGCGCGTATTCGTTGGGCTTTCTTGAAGCGTCCAAGGCGCTAAGACCTTTTCCGTAAATAAGTCGCGCTACGTTGTTTATAATGGCGCTATTCGTGGTCGACTTGGTGTACCTTTCTATCAAATAACCGAAATAGTTATTATCTTCGCCGAATTCTACCCAATTATCGCGCTTCGATTCTTGAATCGTTGGCTGTTGGTATTCCGCTAAATGTAAAACGTGTATATTATTCATACATTATGAAGTCGTTAGTTGTTTGATTGCTTATGTATTCTCCGTTGTTTACCGAGAAAGTATTAATAGGTTGGTTAGTACAAAAGATACGTTCCTTTAAAAGTAAATTTCCGCTTCCGTCTTTTAGTACCATCCAATAAAAATGGTTTTCTTCCGTGGGTAGCACACCACTAAAAGAGTGTACATAATCGCCACCCGTGAACACACCCGTAACCACTACCATAACGTTAGTATTTTCGTCGGTAAGTTCTAAAGTAGTTGGCGTTCCGTACCTTGGTATAAAATCGAACGTTTGGCTAACGTTAGTCTGTTGAACTACTATCATATTATAATAACTCTTAAAGGTGTTTTTTGTGCAAAAAAAAGGGGGCTATTAACCCCCAATTTATGCTATGAAACAAAGTTCTTATGAATTAACTACTGAAGGGTTATTCAATAAAGCAACTAACCCCGCTTCGTCTGTACAATCCAAGAAGTTAGCTATTACGGGTTCTTGACCTGTAAAAGTCAATCCATAACCATTCATATCACCCAAGGCAGTACCATTTCCAATAGTACCCGCAGTTACGTCCATACCTCTAACAAGACCCGCAATAAAGTACTGATTATTGTTATTTTCTACAATAATGTTAGGTCGTCCGTAAGAAAGTAATTTAACTTGTTTGTGTGTAACGGCGTCTTGTTTTTTTAACTGAATAGACAATACTTGTTCAAAGAAAGTAGTTCCGTTTTCGCGGGAACTTGTAATAGTTTGTTCGAAAGAGTTTGTACCTTTCAATTCAAACTTGTAAATGTTTGAAAGAGCGGGTAAAGCAATAGCCGTAATTTGGTCTTCGTAACCTACTGCGGTGTCGTAAGTTACGTCGGTTTGCGGGTCGTATAATCCATAGTTCAAAATATAGATATTTCGTAGACCCCCGACGGCATCTTTACATTGCTCCTCGCGTCCGTGTGTTATATCGCAACTCATTTTATTTTAGTTTTTAAAAGTTTAAAAAAAGGGTGGCAGTTTATCCACCACCCCGTTATATTTTAGTTATTGATTATCCGTAAACTACGATGTCCTCGATAACTCCGTATTGCGCACCCGCTGCCATTCGCATAACGATTCGTACGTTATCATCTCCCAATGTAGCGCTTGTATCGATTACTCTTACTTCTTGAGTGTCGCTTAAAAGTGAACAACCGAAATAAAGGTTAGATACGGTAGTTGCCATCATTGAATCGGCAGGAAGTCCATTTGCCATAAATACGGGAAGTCCGTTAAATGTTAGGCTTCCGTTAGCATACCACTGAGTTCCCAAGTTGTTAGTACCCGCGTTAGCTTCAGAACCCGTTAACAATCCGAAACCACCAAGGGCGGCAACGTATGCTTTAGCAACGTTTTGAGAAACGTAAATTTTAAGGTCGGGCTTTCCGTAAAGGTTAGAAGGGATAGCATCGTACACTAATTGCATCTGTGCAATAACGTTAGCGGCAGTAATAGCAACTGAAGGAACTAATTGTGCGGGTGGTAATAAAGGGTCAACTAACGCAGTTGAATACAATCCGTCGAATTGTCCACTTGTAGCAGAAGAACCTTGCCAAATAGAAATCTCGTTAGCAGCGGCTACTTTTTCAGCGGCGTAAGCTATAAGATAATCAGCAAAAGATTTAGGCAAAGTATCGAAAGAAGAATAACCCATTTCGATAGACTGCCACGTTCTGTGGAACTCTGATTTACACAAAGTCATATTTACTTGTAGGTCTTTAACTTCAAGAACTCGCTCGGTAAGGTCTACCGTACCCACGGGGGTAAAGTCGCAAGTAGCATCTTTTAAAAAGTCGGTAGTCTCCAAACGCTGAATAACCGCTTTAAATTTTACGTTAGGCATAACGGTAACCCCGCCACCTTCGATAGTTGGTGCGCTCAAAAGAGCAGCTGAAACGTACTTACCTGCCCACTGACCTGCGTACGTTGTAGTAATTGTTGGATTTGGCATTTTATTAAATTTTAATTATTTATACATTTTGTTTAATACGGAATCAATAATCCCGCGTGGCGCTTTAGAACCAATTTTAACGTGGGTTACTGCGCTTTCATTTTCGGGGTTAAAAGAAATAGGCGCGGGAATTTCTGAAAGTTCGGTAGCTTCTGTTGCTACTTCGTCAACTTTAGAAAGTTTCGCCAATTCGGCTTTTAACATTTCGTTTTCATTTGTTAGTCTTTCGATTTCGCTAAAGAAAGTTTCTTTAACAATAGACTCGATAGTTTTTTTAGGCGTTGCTACGGCTTCGGACATTTCTTCTTCTTTAGGCATTTCTTCGGTAGTTTCTTCTTCTTTAACTTCTTCTTCTACTTCTTCTTCTTTTTCTTTCACTTCAGAAATAATACCTTCTTCAACGATAACTAAAATACGCCCGTCTTCTAATTCGTATTCACCAACGGGAACGGCTATCTTTTGTTCGTCTTCAGTTACGACGAAAACTTCTTTACCCGCTTCGAAAGTTTCCGCTTCGATTTTGGTAACCCCGTCACCCATTAACATTTGCTCTAACTTAATTTCGTTAGAAAGCATAGCTTTGATTTTTTCTAATAGTGTGCTATTTTTCATTTTGTTTTTATTAAATTGATTTTACTTTATTAACTAAAGATTTTATTATTTTAGGGTCGGCAGAAGCGGCTAAACTTAATGCGTCTTTTCCTTCTTTTGTTGAATTAAAATCTAAGCCCAATTCCTTTGATGTTTTAAACATTTGACTATACATTGATTCAAGTTTATCTGTATTGCTTGCATATTTTTCGCCAAATGCAATAACAAGTTTTTTGAAATCATTAAATTTATTATAAGCGTCATTAAACTCTTTATAATCTGCTGTTGCTATGTTTAATAATTTTCTAAAGTCATCAATTAACGCTAACTCAACTTCGTGTTTACCCAATTCGGTTTTATCCAATTCCAAGTTTGCTTGGATTTCGTCCGCTCGGTTTATCTTGTCTAAAATGTTTTTCATAACTTAATAACTTATTTGTTTTTTTATTGTTTCATTTTTAAGGTTTCGGATACCATAGGGGCGGGGGTGGAACGGGGTTAGGTGGTGTAACGTCGCTTCCTATTCCTTGGTTAGGAAGTTCACCCGTACAACATTTTTTACGGTACTTTCCGTCTTTACACAGACAACCTCTTTTGCCCCCTATTGGGCTGCTTCTCTTACCTTCTATCATATTTTTTTTAGTTAGTGTTAAACTTACACTTTGCCCTTCTACAACCCTTATAAAATAAGGATTTTTTATTATCTTTATATTTTAATATAGTAACCCCACTTAATACCCAAAGTCTCTTAAATCGCCTAAAAATAGCCTTAAAACGCATTTTAGTTTTTTGCAGTTTTACCCTTGTCCCTTGTATATTTTTAAGTAATTCTTGCTACTTTTTAACTTACTCGCTTTACTTTTTGCGTGTACATTTGGACGCTTAATCTTGGGTTTTGCAACGTGAACTTTTACGTTAGTTTGCTTTGCCATTTTTAATTTGTTCTAATTTACGTTGCGCCCATTCTATACCCTCGTCTCCACCCCAAGCTAACCAAGCTAATCTTCCACAACCGTCACCAAGTTCTTTTTTAGAGTTTTGTCGGTGGCGTTCAAAACTTGCCATTCTTGAAATCGTTTCTTCCGAAATCGGTTCGTTATTTGCTAACTGATTGGCGCGTTGTTTTCCCGTTGCTTCTAAGCAATCACCCCAACCATTTTCTTCCGCGTATCTAATTGCTATCTTTGCGTTTTCGATTGCGCCTTTTGGGTAGTCCGTGTAAGATTCAAGTTCAACTCCTAATAACCTTTTTAACTCGTTTATTACTTCGGTGGCTTCGTCTTCTTCTGCGCTCATTTCGAACTTGTCCGCAAAGTAACCTTCGATTGAAAAGCCTTTAACTTTGCCTTCTTTAACGTCGTTCCAAACTTCTTCGTTATTTACTTTCATCGAAATCATCCAAGTTCCTTTTGGTAAGTCGAATCCGTAAAGTTTAGATTTGTCTTTTTGTTCGTCTTCGATTATCCAACTTTCTACAACACTTAAACCCGTTAACTTTTTTTCGTGTTCGTAGGTAGCGTTGTTTTGGTTTGAGCGCATTAAAAATAATTCACTTGCTTTGCGTATTGTGTCGGGTGAAAAGTAAATATAGTATTCTTCGCCTTTTGCATTTTTGCGGTAAATCTGTTTGTTTGGAATTAAAGCTGCACCCATTAAAATCTTTTTCTCGGTGTCAACTTCTTTTAGTTCGACTTCGTGTTTATTTAGGGCTACAAAGTTTTCTTCTATTGCGGGGCTATGTACAACACTAACTGCATCTATTCCGCTTTGTTCGTCTTTTTCGTCTATAATGAGTTCGATTATTCGCATAACTATTTAATTAAATTTTTCTTAAAGTGTTGCGTTTTCTATTCTGTTTCTGTCCAAACTTTGAGCAGTCGTAACGTGTCCACTAACTACATACGCTTGGGTAGGTTGTTGTTGAAGTTGTGCTAATTGATTAAGTCCGTTGTTTCCGATTACGTTAAACGTTGGGGCTTGTGGAGACATACCACCTAACGCCCCGCCACCGTTAGCACCACCAACGTTACCACCTGAAGCCGAACCGCCTTCGAACTTTTGAGCGCTTATCTTTGCGACGTTGGCTAAACCCGCGGCAACGGCTAATCCTGCGGCGATACCACCACGAACGGGGCTACTTGCGTCGGGTAAGGGTAGGAACTGCGAACCATAAGCCGAAGTAGCGTTCATATAAGTATCTATTAAAGCGTTAGCAATTTGCGCAGCTTTCTTAATTTTAAATGCTTTCTTTGCGCTTTCCGTTCCTTTCTTATTAAATAGGTCGGTAAGGTCTGCAATAATAGTTAATCCTTGCTTGGCAAACCCTACGTTACGTTCGAGTTCCGCTCGTTTCCTTGCTTTAGATTCTTCGTCGTATTTCTTTTCTATTTCGTTTATTTCGTTTCTTTTGGCTTCGGCTATAATTGCTTCTTGTTCTGCGTTTCCTTTTGCAAGGTTTTCTAACTCAAAGTATTTTTGGCGTACTAATTCGAGTTCGTAACCTTTTGCGCCTAATTGTTTTTCGGTTCGTTTTTGAAAGTTTTGTTCGTCTATTCCTTCAATGGTCGCTTGGAATTCTTGTTCTTTGGCTAACCGATTTTTATTGGCTTCGTTAATAGCGTTTAGTTCGACTTCCTTGTATTTGTCGTCTATTGCTTTTAGGTCTTTTTGTAAGACTTCTTCGGCTGTTTTTAATATCGCGGCTTCTTCTTCTGTTAGGTTTTTAGCGTAATTAAGTTGAAGATTCTTTAGTTCTTCTTCGTATTTTGTTCTACTTAAATTGCCTTCAATAAATCGTTTATCTAACGCTTCCCTTTCCGCTTTGTTTTGTTCTTTTAGGAAGTTATCCCTAAATTCTACAAACGCATTATTACGGGCTTGTTTCTCTTTGTCTATCCCTTCTTCTAATAACGCCAAGTCTTGGTTAATTTTCTCCTTGCGTATCTTCGCTTCTTCGTCTTGGGTTTTGTTTATATTATCTATTATTTCCTTGTTCGCCGCTTTGGTATCCTTAACTACTTTTTGGTTATTGCTTATAGTAGTTTTTGTAGTTGTGTTACTATTCTTTGCTTGTTGGGCGGCTTGTTCTTTTTGTGTCCGTGCTAAATCCGCTTCGAATACTTTTAGGTCATTGTTCGCGTTGGCTAAATCATTTTTAGAATTCGCTAAATCTTTAGTACTTTTTTCAATGGTAGACCAAAGTTCATTTAGTCTCGCGATTTCTTCTTTAGACCCAAACACGGTAGAACCTTCGCCTTTTCGTAAAGTACTTTTGAAAAGGTCGTATTGTAGTTTCGTTTGCTTGACGATACCTTCGTTTTCCTTTACTAAATCTTTTCGGTATTGAATAGACGCCTTAAGTCGTGCGCGTTCTAAATCTGTGGTATTTTTTCCTTGGGCTTTGGCTAAACTTATTTGGCGATTAAACGCTTGGTCTTCGGTGTTAAAGGATTCTTCCCTAACTGCCATTCGTTGTCGGGCTTTTGCTATTTCCCTATCTATGTTAGCTATCTGTTGGTTTGTTCGCTTCTTGTCGTTTTCAGACATTTGTTCGGAAGCCCCGTCAGTTAGTCCAATCCAATCTGTAAACTCGGCTATCTTACCACCTACGTAACTAAACGCATCGCTTAATTTGTCAAGGTTGGAAATCAAATAACCAACCCCCGCTATTAAGACACCTATTCCCGTGGAAATTAATGCGGCTCGAAAGGCTTTTAACGCAATACTTCCCACCGAAGTAGCGGTAGTTAACCCCGTTTGGGCGGTTGTTTGCGCCTTGGTCGCCACCGTTTCCGTTTGCTTGGCTACAATGTTTTCTTTGGTTGCTTTAAAACTTCCCGTTTGTACAAATCTATAAGCGGCAGTTGCGGCGGTTAATAATCCTTGACCAACTGCGGTTTGGCTTAACACCGTACCCAAGTTTTTAAATTGGTCTTTCGCTTCCATTACGCCTTGTAAGCCTTGGCTTAATGCCATTGCGCTTTGGATTCGTACCATTGTTTTTTGTAGGTTCTCGGATTGAACACCGATTAAACCCATCGCCCCCTCGTATGCTTGGAAAGCGTTTAATGCGCCCCCAATCGAACCCGACAAGGCGTTAAACTTTGCGTCGGGGTTAAATGCATCGACTAAGTTTTTGGAGTCTTCTATTTGGTCTTTTAATTCGGCAGCTGCCTTGGCGGCTTTTACCGCTTCTTCAGAAGTAGCCCCGTATTGTTCGGTTACCTTTTGAAGTTCTGCTAACGCTTCGCGGTATTGGCTTTTTAAGGATTTAACATTATCCTTTATTTCAACTTCTATTTGTCGCTTTTCTGCCATTGGTTTTGTCTTTTTATAATTAACTCTCTTTTGGCTTGTTTGTACGCTCCTTTAACCGACGTATGTAGTTTGTATTTTCCCTTCGCTATTTCTATTGTTTCGTGTTTATTTACGAATTCATCTATTTGCAAAAGTTGGATTATCGTGTTTAAATAGTTCATCGCGTTTGTCTGATTATGTTAATAGTTTCGTCTTGCGTTTCTCCGTTGTTTAAATCGTAAACGACGAATATGGTTGTTACTTGGTCAACACTTAAAGTAATATTAATTACTTGGCTTTTGGTTATTTCTAACGGGTCTATTAGAACGTCACTTTGTCCACTTGAAAACGTAGCCTTATAAGCCATATTTGGAAGGTTAATACCTATGTCTATGTTCGTTTCTTCGTAGCCTACTTGAATAGTTCTTATTGGGCTAATAGGCATAAAATCGTTTAGAAGTTCGAACGTAGTTTCGCCCGTTATCATATTTGTTTTCATCTGATTGATTAGGTATCGTTTGTCTCGTATAACTAACCTATCGTTTAATTGTAGACTTGTAAGTAAACTTGTAGGAAGATTCGCCTTAATTGTTGTCAATCGGTTTTTTGGATTAAACAAATTCGTTAAGTACGGAAAATAGTAAGTTGCGAACATTGATTGGTTAATAACTTGTAACCAATAGGTAGAAGTTTCAGGCGCAAAGTTCAAAGAGTAATCAATTCCTAAAACTTGCAAGTCTTGACCAAACATTACATAGTCGGGGTTGGTAACGTGTCCCGTTCCATCGGTGTAATGGATATGGTGCGGTAATGTCACCGAACCAAATTTGTAAAGTAAACAAGGCTTAGGTATGTAAGGCGCAAACGCATTGTCTAATGAGTACCCTACTTGAAGCCCCGTTGGGTTTCCTAATTCAAAGAATTGATTAAATAGTAAATTCTCAAAAGGAAGTTCTATATTAAATTCCCCGCCGTCGTAAGGGTATTGATATTCCGTGTTTCCGTATTCCCTTAACGCTTGGTCAAAAAAGGCTTTGTTCATAAAGCTACTTGACTGCTGATATTTAAACGCAATCTTTTTGTAAAGTTTTACGCGGTCTATTCCTATTTCGGTTTTGTCCGTGAATTTAGTTATGTCGATAATTGCACCCGCGGAATACCAATCGTCCAACGGGATAACTTCGTAAGTGTTGGGCGCAGTACCATAGCAAGTTAGGTTATATTCTTTTAGGATTCCCGTTATGAAATCTTGTACCTTCATCGTAGGCGCTAACCACGATAGATTAGTCGTAGTTGCGGTAGTAATTGTATTGCTTGAATAATCGACGAAGTCATTATAACTTACAGAACTAATAACATAATCAACTGAATAAGTTAATAAAAAATCAATGCTTAAGCCAACGTCGCTTCGAAGCTGAAAGGTGTACACGTCATTTAATCCTTGAACGTTTGGAATCGCGACTAAGTTTCCGTTAGTATTATATCCCAATCCATTCCAAGTTGCATAAAGAGTACCATTCTGATAAACATCTATATAAAATGGAATTGTAGGGTTTGAGTTGTTTGATATAAATAAATAAACATTATGAAAACTAACGCCGTTAAGATAGTTTAAAGTTACCGTACTATTTAAGATGTCAACGTAAGGAATAAGGTTATAAATTCCGTAACCACCGCCACCGACAAAACTATTTAAAGTAATATTTTCGGGTTGGCTTGTAAAAGTAAAGTTGTTTCGGTTCTTAAACCAAAGGTAAGATTGCGTAAACTTCGGGTCGCTTAAAAAAGTACCCGTGAAATTTACTCCGTATTTATTTTCGATTAAGTTAAACAAAGAAGCAACCCTAACGGCGGGGAATAGTTCTCTGTAATCTATTGCCCCTTGGTTCGTCCGTATGTCGTTAGTGTTCATCGGAATATTTACAAAAGGCAACCAATTAGGAAGGGTCGCGGTCGGTTGTATTGTGCCGTATTCCCAAATTCGATTCGAAGTTATTAAAGGGTAACATACGTCCCAATCGATAGCCCCGTTAGTTACTCTTTGGTAGACTTCTGCAAAACTATAGGTATGGTTTATTGGGGTGTAGTCAAGGTCGCTTAAAAGGTCTTCACCTACAAGGTCTTTAAGGGTTGTAACGTCTCCATAAAAAGTAATCGTATAGGAGTCGGGTTGCCCGTTTTTTAGTTGGCTCTTTTCCATTTGGATTTTGCCCCTACGAAAAAAAGTCATATCTATTTCTATGTACCCGTCTAAACGTTCTTGGTAGTTAATAGAACTATTCAAGGCGTTCTCGTAGAAGTATTCCCAAATAGCGTTATTCTTTGGGCTTGTAGGAATTGTAAACGACTGCGAAAAGTCGGTAAACGTTTTGCTTATGTCTTGTATGTTTTGAATTGTAGAAGTTACTTCTATAACTTCGTCGTTGAATAAGTCAAGTTGTTGACCTTCTACAAAAACTCGTACTTGCCTTTTCATTAGATAACGTTGTTAATTAAATCATTACTTTGCTCGAATTCCAAAACGTAATTAATCATATGGTTATTAATGCTCTTTTGCTTGTCGATTGATTTCGTCTTTAGTTTGACCGGTTCGTTATTTAGTAAGATTCTTTCGCTTAACATTAATTGCTGAAGATTAGAAGAAAATGATTCGTCTACCCAACCCGTATTAACTCGGTAGCTAATTATTCCGTTAGTGTTAAAGGTTTGCCGTTGGTTGGCTTGAGTGTCCCAACTTCCAAACAATCCCATTTCTTGCATTAAGTTAAACTCGGTTGTAGAAGTTTCTAAATTTTCGTAAGATGCTTTAAAGAAAAATTCCCTTTGCCAAGCCCCGTACATATTAATGAAGTCCACTACTTGAACGTCGTATTTACATTCTTCGATTGGGTAAAAAGTAGCAGTCCAAAGTAATTGCGCTCCGTTAAATATTTCTACCTTGTTTCCCGTAAGATAATAACTTGGTCGAACTCGGTAAAGATTGTACATAGAATTTCCACCCGTAATTGAATACTGCCAAAACAAACCCGTTTGTAACTGCGTGTATTTTACCGTCCAATGGGTTTCTAAATATGCCGTAAAAGTCCCCGCCCTTTGTAATTGATTTAATAACGGGTTATTATTTGCATCGCTCCAAAAGTAATAGTCTTTTTTGTCAAGGTGTACGGGCATTGTA